ATTGGTTGGCAGGGGAATCCTCCCACAATGACATCTGCGTCTCCTTCTTTTCCTTTAACATCTTTTATATCCTCCTCTATTGGTATATTAGGAAAGTTTTTTTCTAAAACTTTCTTACAGTATTTATCTTTTTCAACAAATTTTACAGTCTCAAATATTCCTGTAGAATCTAATCCTAAAGCAAATCCTCCTATGCCAGAAAATAAATCTAATACTTTAAGTTTTTTTTGCATCTTTCATTTTTAACATTTCTAATTGACAGTAATGTACTATTTTTTTTAAATCCTCTGCACCTCCCTTTCGCTGATAACGACAAACATACTTAATTACGTTGCCTTGAAAAAACGAAAGATTATTTTTTGAAATAAACTCATATGGTTGAATTGGAAATTTAGTGTAATGATTACCACCAACTTGAGTGTATTGAGGAAAAGCCTCCTCAAATATATCTTTGCTTGTCATAAATTGTAACCGTACCTTTCTATTTTTGCTCTCATCAAGTATAAATTTCTTTTACTTCGCGTGACACCTACATACCAAACTCTGTGTTCTTCGTCTCTTTTTTTACTACTTTTTACCACAGCTTCTCTAATTTTCCTAGCGTTATCTAAAACTAATAAAACATTCTCTGATTCACCGCCTTTTGCTGCATGAATCGTAGAAATTTTTATTCTGGCATCTTCATTTAATTTTTCTTTGTTCGACAATAATAATCTAATATAATTTTTTTCTTCATTATTAGCTTTGTCAAAAGCTTCATACCAAGGAACCAACTCATTCCAATTATCAGTGGACATATAATCTTCAACATCTTCTTTTTGTGTTTGATCTAAATCTTGTCCGTCTGACCATCTTGAATAATAAATAGCTGCTTTGTATAATTTTGAATTATAACTTTTGATATATTTATTATCAAAATATAAACCTTTTAATTTTAATTCTTTTGCTATTTTGATAGACTTATCAATTGTGCGAGTTAAAATTAACCAGTTATCTTTGTGTAAATTAACATTATCCAGGTTATTTATTTTTATGGAACTACCTTCTTCATTTTTAGGAAAATAATCTTTTGTTGCTCTAAGTCCTTCTATTCTACTAACAATAATATTTGAAATATCTTGTATTTGTATGGGAACCCTTCTTGATTTTTTTAAAACAACTTCTATTGCAGGTTCTTTTATAAATCTATCAACATCTGCGCCTGCCCATGCATAAATAGCTTGATCATCATCTCCTGCCAAATACATGTCTTTAGTATTTGATTTTAAAATATCAAACATTTGCCATTGAATTGGTGATAAGTCTTGAGCTTCATCAACAAACACCACATCAAACTGTGGACATAAATTTTTCTTTTGTATGAATTGATGGATCATATCTGTAAAATCAATTAAATTATTACTGTCTTTGTATTTAATATAATTAGCTGCAACATGTTTTAAAATATTTGGTTTAATATCTTTACTATATTCTCCCGTGCAATACTCATCCCAGACTTCTATATCTTTCTCTCTAGCTTTTGTTATAATTTGAAAGTATTCATTATCACATGTTAAATAAGGTGAGGAATCTAAATCTCTTTTTGCTTTTACACTCACACTTAAACTTTTACCAAGATCATCATAATGATAATCTTGCATAACATTTTCTTCTTTTAATCCTAAAGTATGAAAAGCTAATGAGTGTAGAGTTTGAAAATGTCTAAGATCTTTTTTTTGAAACTGTCTATTTTTATTTAACATTCTTTCTTTAGCTTCTGTTGCTGCCTTTTTTGTAAATGCAAAATAACCTATTCTTTCTACCGGTGTCCCTATTCTAATGTAAGCTAATGCTCTTCTAATTAATTTTTCTGTTTTACCTGTACCTGGAGGTCCATAAAATTTTTTTATCACAGAATTTTATCTTTCTCTTGCATAGAAATTATCTCTACTTCGTCTTCTTCTTTTTCAAAAAAAGACAAAGGAATTTTTACACAACGAATAGGGTTGTGTGATTTTTTATCCGTATCTTTTTTAGGATATCTTTTTAAATGTCCTAGTTCCGCTTTAAATTCTTCTATCAACATTCTACCAGTTTTTTCAAACTTCATTTTCCATTCTTTATTTTTTAAATAATTAAAGAAAACATCCATTGTAAAATATGCAAAACCTTCTTCTTTTAAAATAGATCCACTACTAAATGATGTAGCACTAACAGCAGGTACACCATGAATATGTTCCTCTAAATATTTCTGTAATAATTCTTTTGGCGATGTTCCTGCAGGTGGTGGTTGAACTGTTTCAGTTTCTTTTAAATTTTCTATAATAGTTTGAAACTCATCTTGTTTAATTCTTGGTGGAGCAATTGGTGTATGTGCACCTATTAATCTTCTACATTTCTCCATATCCATTAAATAATTAATATCTCTAGCTACAACTTGTTTACTCATCTCACCATCTTGTTTATCGTTAAAGTGAACAGTAAATCTAAATTCTGGTTCAGGTTGATAATCTATTCTTATTAAAGCTGATAATTGAGGAAACTTTTTTTGTTTATCCGACATATAGCCAAATTGTCTTTTAGCACACTCTGATTTAATACAAAAATTTTTTATTGGATCTTGATCACACAAATGACCTGCAGTTGGTTTACGCCAAGATTTTATTTTATCTAATACTTTTTTATCGCCCCACTCTTCATCATATAAAATATATTTTCTTGCTCCATCCAAAACTTTTTTCTCCCAAAGATCTGGATATTTCTTTTTACAAAAAACCATATAGTTAAATAAAAAACGATCTCTTTCATCTGGTAATTTATTACTGTCATCAATTGTTTTTGATATTGCTTGTAAACATGGAGGGCCATCATTAAATTCTTCGGCACCTCCGGTAAGGATCCTATTTATATGTGCATCAATAAATGAATTTAACTCTTGTTCTGTTTTTAAATTAGCTTCAACAACTTGTATGTATTGATCAAATTTAAATTCTGTGCCATCTAAATTTAATGCAACTCTTTCTGTTTTATTATAGTATGGTAGGTTTATAAAATTACCGTTTGTAAAACTTCCATCAGGCCCCGTTCCAAGTTCCGTTTGTTTTGGATATATTTCTGTTGCCGTATTTAATTCTAATGTATATAATAGTTTGTCCAAAAAATTTCTTAAAAAACTAGCCTTAACTTTATTTTTTGTGTGAACATATAAATGAAGTCCACCACTTTTTGATTTAACTGGTATTACAGGTAAATTATTTTTTTCTATGATTTCTAAATATTTTCTTGGACTAAAATCTTGATATGCTTTTGAATCAATATCAATAGCACCAAAACTAACCATGCCGTTATCATCACAGGGTTGTATGCCTATAGATTTCTCACCATTAAGATGTTGAATATAATCTGTGTCAGTTAGTTGCTTGCCTGCCCAACCGTGTTTTACTTTAAACTTACCTGTTGTTGTATCTTTGTATCCATTACTAACTTCTGCGTATCCATAATCTCTTTTTAATCCGTCAAATATCTGTATAAATTTCTGTTCCATGCGATTTTTTTGTGGGCACTTCTACTCTCGCTTCGGTGCCCACAACCTAGGATTCTAGTAGTGAGAGTCACCCGTTGCTATTTGCTCTTCACCATGTTTCACTTCAACATCTCCTTTAGAGATACTTTCAGCAAAACCTTTTGCTTGATGGTAAAGATCAGCATTCTCTACAGGACCAATCTTACTAACTTCCCAACCAAACCATGTACCTTTATCGTTTGATTGTTGAGTAGTCCTCAATAAATACTGATGACTAAAAGAAGCTGGAGTAAACATTCCATTCTTTCCTTTTAACTTTATGCTCTGCATCATACTGTTCCATTTTCTACTAATTTTTAATTGTGTAGATTTCATGGCAATCAATGCAGTAGTAGGAACTTTTCCTGCCACAATCACAAAGTGTTGAGCAGTCTTTTCAATATAGTTACCGTTTGATAATCTATCTTTGAAATCAGATCCTCTAGTTGTTTTAGTCATGATGTCTGATGAAGACGGATAAATATTTACTGGCGCACCAGATCCATCTTTACCTCTATCTCTCCATTCAACATACTCTAGTTTATAGTAACAAGGTATTACATTAACACCTTTTTCACCATTAAAGACTTCACCTGTTACTGAATTATAAATCATTCCAGGTTCTGCCCCTTCAACATACTTGCCATCTCTTTTATTTACCTCTGGAGATAGTTGTCCAAGTATTTTTAGAAATGGTAACGCAAGATCTTCTTGAGTTATTTTATCCATTCCCATATTTGCATCAGCTTCAAATACATTTGTAGCTATTGCATTGTTAGGTTTCTTGATTAGCTCTTCTTTGCTCATCGTTCATTCTCCTTATTTACTTGTTATTTTGGTTCGGTTTCCTGCGAACACATTAAATAGATCCGTGGGCATCTCTTTTCCAGATTCGAGACGCTCACGAACCAATGCTTTAAGTGTCATGGGTTCAACCTTTAGTTTCTGGACAGGTTGATACCCTTGACCTTGTGCAAGTTCAGCGTAAGACGCTGCCTTGTTGTCCTCGTTACGACCGAAGGAAACAGTAATCTCATTTTTAATAAGATCGCCTAGGCCATTATTACGAAGCCAGTTAAATGCTTCTTCTTTCTTAGCTGCAGAAATAGAAGCACCGTAGACGGGTTTCACTTCAACAGAAGATCCGTCTGCTAATTTTAATGTAGAAAGATTCATCTCTTGCATCATAGTTGGTATTACTTCACCTGATATAACATCAATATCTTTCTTTAATTTTTTTATTGCGTCCTCTTTTGCTGTAAGATCATCCTCCATAGCTTTAAGTTTTAAAACTTGATCGGATAATGATTTAGCGTCATTAACTTTTGTTAATGAGTCTTGCTTATCTTGTTCGAAATTTATGTTCATGTTACCTACCTCCTGCAGTGGTAGT